AAGAAGTCTTGCACCCCATTGTCATCGTTAATCATGTAGTGCGAAACCTTGCCGTCAAATTCAGTTACCCACAAATGGACAACACGAATTGACTGCTGGTTCGCAGCTTGAGTCGTAAAGAACAAGTCGTTATTACGAAGCTCCATCTCTAGCTTCTCCCAATCATACTGACGGAAGTTGTAATAATTGTTATTATTATTTACAGAAGATGTAATTGCTTTACGGCAAGCCTGAATATTGAATCCGTTAATCTGTGCAGTCTCTTCGTCTTTAATCAACTGGTAAAGTTGCGTAGGGGAATAGAATCGCAAGCAAGCGGCAACATCAATATTGTCCTGACCGATCTCTGTCTTACGAGGAATCTTGAAGTCAGACATATCCGTTGACTTCCAACGCCAGTCCCACTCATCATTGAACAACGACACACCAACTCCATGCTTAATAAAGCTATTGCAGAGCTTGAGATATGTAGGGAAGAAGTTGCGCCAAGAGCGAACAGCAGCGGTTACTTCCTGTGCTACAACTTGCTCAAGTTCGTCACGCTCCGTCTGGCTCCCGTAAAGAGTCGGGCAACGGAAGAATGTTTGAGGCGCATTAATGATGTCAACATACCCAGCAAGTGCCGTATCAAGAACTTGCTTCGCAAACCCCCACGACACATTGACTCGGTAGGATTGCCCTGCATTGATAAGCGCCCTCTCGTCGTAGGGGCGTTCGTTGTCGTAAGCAGCGTCAATCTTGCTGCGGTCAAAAGCTGAGACGGCATCCGCTCGTCGTAGAGTCTCCCAAATCTCATAAGCTGATTTAGCGTCCTTAATGCGGGATACCGGAGGCTTCCCGCTATTTGAAATTGTTTCTAGTCGATCACTCATTATTGTCTTCCTTTGTTGGTTTCTTTTGGAAGAACCTTAAGTTGGCTATTCGCTTCTGATAAATCCTCATCTTTTTCTCAAGTTCAGATTCATCAATATCTTCAATGCCTTCAGCGATCTCTTGCGCTTCCTCAACTGTTAAGTTCTTTGCAACTTTCATATCGTCTTTATTTATATTGTTCAACAATAACTTAACAAGTGAGCCATCTTTGCACCCGTGAACGAGAACTGCGTCCTCGCTTACAGGTTTGTTCCAATGGACATCCCACGCTAAATTAGAGATAGAATCACATACCATTTCTCCGTTAATATTGCGATACTTTTCTGTCCTCCAATTGTTTTGGATGAGATTAGATTCTTTCATCCGATTAACTACATACCACTGGATGATGTGGGTCCAATGCCTGTTAGATACAGAAAGGGAATTCAATACAGGTGCAGAACAGATTTTTGTGGAATACACTCCAACTTGAGCCATCCTGTGTCCTGTGACAGACTCAGGAACGAGTTCCCCGTTCTTGCCTTCATACACCCTCTCTTTAGCTCCAAGATAAATCAATGGTTCACGCTTCTCCTTAACCGCCCTAGTCGTGTCTGCGTAATATTCAAACGCAATTAGATCAAGCCAATTCTCTCGCATTGGAACAGTGTCTAGTTCAAACCAAAGAAACGCATCCGTCTCTTCATCCTTACGGAGATGAGCGCAAGCCTGCTGGAAGTAGAAGTTGCAAGACATAGGCCAACCCATCATCGTGTCTGGAATAATGCAAGCCTCAGAAGATTTGAACAAATGTTTAATTTGCTTTTCAAATCCAATGATGACTTCCTCGTTTTCTCTTGACCCAATAACTAGTAGGTCGTGTTCTTCGCCTACTGGAAATTTATTAATCGCACTGATGAAATCAGGGATCAAATGCCGATCATGTTTTGATACAGGAATAACTAGCTTCATATTAAAAAATCATCTCAAACTCAGCCGTGAATTTAATCGGCCTAGAAGGGATCGCATCATCAAACTCAAACCCGCTTACCTTCCTCCACACCCTCCGAGGCATAAAGAAACAATACTCGTAAATACCGCGAGAAATAACGAGAACTTTAAAACCCGCTCTTTCCACCCGATACGGAGTTCCCTCAACTGCCCTTTGCAAAGCCAGAGCAAGAGGAGATTTTGTAGGGTTACACTTAGTTCCATTGACATAATCTTCGGGTTTAACAATCACATCTAATAAAACAGATTGCCGATGTTCGTCAATATAAAGTTCTGCCCTCGTTTTTTGAAAACCAAGTTCCTTTAGTATGTTCATCACTTCCCCCATACTATTATAATATGACTTATTTTCAAGAAATAATTGAAAGAGTTTTATATTTTTGTAAAGTGAGCTAGATGAATTCAGCACCAATTTACGGTGATCCACTTGATGGATACCTTCACCTTTACGGGTTTAACTGGAAAAAAGGAACACACCAAATCGCAATCGAACTTGCGATGTTCAGAGAAAAGATTAAAGGGAGGATTCCTAAAGATACTGGTGGATACGATATATTCCATCACTTCCAAAGAATCGCCAAGGCTCTCTGGCCTGAGAAAGATAGCAAGTCAACAGTAAACTTCATCTGGCATCCTTGGGCAGAACGAATGATCCGAGCTGCTTGCAATCACGAATACCTTGCAATCGCTGGCTCTGGTGGTTGCGGTAAGTCGGAGGCTTACGCAATATGGGCAATCGTGAACTACCTAGCCGATCCAGAGAACACAACAGTCCTTGCTACCTCCACAACAATCAAGGCATCCAAGCAGCGTATCTGGGGTAAGATTACTAGGTATTGGGGAGTATGCGAACAGTTAGGTTTGCCGGGGCATCTTGTGGATTCGGAGAATAAGATCAGTTATGTAGGAAAGGATGGCAAGCGTTCTGACTTGTCTGGCATTGTTCTTATCCCCGGTGAAAAGAAGAAGGAGCGTGACGCTACTGGCAAGATGCAGGGTATCCACAACAAGAATGTTATCTTTGTTGCTGACGAGTTATCTGAGCTATCTGAGGCTATTACAGAGGTTGCATTCTTCAACTTGTCCAAGGGTTGCGAACGCTTTCAGTTCATCGGAATCTCCAACCCTGCCTCGTATGTGGATGCGTTTGGAAAGTTCGCCAAGCCTAAAGATGGATGGGAAACTATTACTGTTGACGATGAAGAATGGGCCACTTCCCGTGGAGTATGCTTGCACTTCGATGGGTTGAAAAACCCAAACATGATAGCCAAGAAAAAGATTTATTCTTGGATGGAGGGTCCGCAGGATTTCGAGAAGATTCCAGAAGAGGCTAAGAATACATCCTCGTTTTGGCGAATGTATCGTGGCTTCTGGTGTCCTGCTGGTATTACAGATCAGATTTATTCCGAGGTCGAGATACTTAACTCTAAGGCTACCGACAAAGCCGTATGGCTTGATAACGAGAAAACCAAGGTCGCATTCCTCGATCCATCCTTCACTAATGGTGGAGATAGAACGGTTCTTTACTTTGGGACGGTTGGCAAGCTGGCAGAGCCACATGGATACAAGGGTCTGCAATACGATGAGTTCTTGGTCTTCCAAGAGGATGTCACAGACCAATCCATGACTCGTTCTCAGCAGGTAGTTCAATGGTTCCGTAATGAGTGTCTAGCTAGGGGTGTTCAGCCTCGTAATGCAGGATACGATAAGTCCGGCGCTGGTGGTCCTCTAGGTGACTTTATATCCGTTGCTTGGTCAAAGGATGTGTATGGCTTGCAATTCGGTGGCAGGGCTTCAGAAAAGCCTGTATCGGCATACGATCCAACCCCGTCACACGAAAGGTATGTCAACTCGGTTTCTGAGATTTGGTATTCCTGCAAGGAGTATATGCGGACTGGTCAAGTCAAGGGTATCGGCGATGAGTTGATGCGAGAGATGTGTATGCGGAAACTTGATCCTAATGGAGAGAAGAACCTAGCATTACGCATTAAGGTTCTGCCTAAGTCTGAGATGAAACAACGATTCGGCATATCTCCTGACATTGCAGATGCAGGGATGGGACTACTCGCCTTGGCTAGAGAGAGGCTTAACCTAGACAGCAGCACCGCTACAAAGGCTCTTAATCCTAACAATAAGTCTGACTCTAAAGGCTGGAAGCAAGCCTTCAGTAAGTTTAAGGCTATTTATGGTTAAACAATTATGTTTTACAAAGAACAAGTTCAATGAATGCCTCGACATTATTTGACTCGATAAATGTCTGATCAATATTCGATCCAAGACTGTAATCGTAATTAGTATCTACAAGCATTGCTCTTTTTGCGTAGCAGTGTGGTTTCAAGTAATCCAAGAACTTATAGATATTCACATGATACTTTGCTGGACTCGTTTCATGCGTGAAGCTCCAAGTGCTTTTGTGGTCTGGATTGTATCTTGAGGGCCATTTGTTTCCTTCATACAAATCCCAGTCTGGAATAGACACGATTAGGTGTCCTCCTTTTCTAACAACTTTAATCCATTCCAGTATAGCCTCAAATGGATTATGCATATGCTCAAGGCATTGAGAAGCGTGAAGATAGTCGAATCTATCAGTAAAGTATTTCGATAAATAGTTTGCATCTCCGTGTTCCATGTCAAATGCAATGCAAGTGTTGTATAGAATCTTGTCGCTTCCGCATCCTACATCTATTCCCCGTCCATTGAATATATCTTGCCAGTTAAATATACCAAGGCGGGTTTCCTCCATCCTTCTCCGCATTGCCTTTCTCGCTTCGTTCATCCGATCAGTTCCTTTACTTTCTGTATGGATACAAGCAATCGTTCTGTAATTGGATCAAGAGCAACGAAAGGAAGCGTCTCTGCTACAACCATCTTTTCTATCTCAGATTTAGGCTTCTCCATCCCCGCTGATTGAGCCTGAATTACCAGCACATCAATTGAGTAACTATTTAATGTTTTCCCGTTTATAGTTAATCTCCAACCGCCGCTTGGGGTATGCGCTTTGTCTATGTGTCGTTCTGGAGTTTTGTCCGAAACTTGTATGCGTTTTTCTGACAAAACTGTGTCAATCTTTCCATCGTAGCAAAATGTAGCATTGTCTCGTTTATAGATACAATCCGGAGTCCATAAGCAGACTTCTTGTATCGTCCGATGCTTTAGCCCTTCAGCTACACAATTCGCTGAACTCTGGTTCCCGATAAAGCATTCCGAGCTATTGATAGCAATCGCTAGTTCAAGGTAATCCTTAACGATTAATCTCTCAACCTTACCAAACCTTTTGCAAAACAACTCATACTCGCTATCGTGTCCAACAAAAAGAATTGATTCACTGATTTTATCAACTATTTCTTTCCAAGGAAATAACGGATTAGCGTATCTATTCGTCTTGTTAACAATAACCCTGTCTTTGAACTTCTTATCTTTCGGACAAAATAGCCATTGCTTATTTAAATCTGTATGCTGTTTTATCCATCTAGCGTGTAGCTCCGCAAGAGGAACCCCGTATGGATGCCCATTCTTTCTAAAGTCAACGAATGATTTATCAACATTGTAAAGCAACTTATGCCCACACTTCTTGATGTATGGCTGGCATTCAATGAGCGGCCTTAACATCTTGAGTGCAGTTTGATTATTCTGAATGTAGTAGTTCCCGCCACCCGCTGCTTGGACTGATGCCAAGCTAAGAATAATATCCCCTAAATCTCGTTCATGTAAAAAGTTCATTAACTATCCCTTCTTCCAGCAATAATTTATATCGTCAAAATCTTTCTTAATCTCTTCGCTTAATCCTTTTCTCTGGATGTCAACTGGAACATGGACAGCAGCCGTTAGAGAACAACTGCAAACTAGGCAGGCTCCAAGCCTATCGTCGTATCGTGTCTTTCTTTTGCCTATAACGCCATGTATTAGCGTTAGCACCGCACCCATGCAAGCACCGCAAGAGAACTGCAAAGTCGTGTTAAACGGGCAACCAACGCAAATGCCAGCCCTTCTATCAGCTTCCTCCTGAGATACGAAGGCATCCTTGCCGGATAAGGTTGATTGCGCCCAGATTCGCATCATGTTCAAGAACGAAAGAACGGCAGTCAAAGATAGCCTTCTGCGGGTTACTTTTTTAGAGCTATTCGGAATGCACTTCGATCCCCAGTTTGGATTCTGTTTACACATTTCGGATAAGAATTCTTCCTCCCAGTTTGGAGACAGCAAAATCCCATTAGCGTTGCAGTGGGATTTGTATGCATTGGTTATCGCTCGATAGTCGTAGTGTTTAAACTCAACCCCAGTTTGTGGAACTTTAATTCTCCAGTTCCCAGCAGGGGAACTAGACTTGTCTATCAGTTCATATTCGATCATTGTCTCATGCGCTTAACCGCTTGGACTGCCATATCCGATGCACCCTTAACTTTAAAGTCACCAGCAGAGTAGCCTCTTGCGTATTTTTCAAGCTCATCATCGTAATCGCTTGGCTTCATTCTTTCAAGTTTTGATCTGTTTTTAAACATTCGATCCGACATTACTTTCCCGTATTCACGGACATATGACTCAAACTCATCGTCAGTAAGTATGTCTCCGAATCTCTTTTGAGCATTTGTTCTTGTTGGGATTGAGGGTCCACTACCTTGCTTTAGAATAAGCTCATTGAGTTCATTCATCGGTGTATTTTTCGGGAACGAGAATACAACAGGAACTCCGAGCTTAAATAGCTTGTCGCCCCAGTCATCAGCCCTGACTGGTTGACCTAGAGCGTTAAGAGCTTTAGCGCCCATCCACGGGCCAACAATCGGTGTGTTTGCGTAGATAGCTCCCTCGACAGAAGACCTATCGACTGGATCGTTTATGAAATCAGTAATGTTCCTTGCGACAGATGTTCCAAGAAGTGGGATAAAGGTTTTTCCAAAGTATCCAGCTTGACTTACAAGTTCCTCGGTTACTCTGCCCTGTTTAGATGCGTCGAACAGTGGCTTGGTAAAAGCGGCATACGGGCCTCTCTGTGCAAGAGCAAAGAATGATGATCCAAGCATAGATGCCATTGCGCTTAAATCTTCAGGCTCTTTCTTCGTGTCGTTCTGCTTCTTCTTAATTTCCCAGTCATCCATAGCTCCAGCAAGCATGATTGGGAAGAATAAGGCTTCACCACCGCGCCCGATGTTAATTGGGATAATCGTATCTCCAACTACGATATGGATGCTGTATGGTTTCCACTTCTTATTCCAAGAATCGTAGTATTGCCTATCAGTTGTGGCGCTAGGCCCGTTACCTGTAATAACAATCCTAAACTGCCTATCGTCTTCATCGTCAGACGATCCGGCTCTCAATGCGGCAAGGCCAAGCATAACGATTGAACCCGCAATAGCTTCTGTTAGCCTTTGTTTATATTGAGCTTCCGTTTGAAGAGACATTGCGTATGGAGAATCTTGTCCTTTAGATTTCTTGTATGCGTCAACACCAAGTCTAATGAACCCATACGGGCTAAACCAAGCTACATTGTGAAACACCCTAGCTGGAACCAATGCGAATCCGTAGAGCATCTTTGAGAAAATCTGCATTCCAGAACCTTGTCTTGCTGCACCGGATGCTATTGTTTCCAAGAATGAAATTGGAAGGTATGACAACATCCCTGCATCCTTGAGATTTGTGTTTTCTTGTTCAGCACCCTTGATTGTAATCGCCTTGTTTCTACCTACAGAAAGAAGTGCATCATTTATAGAAGCATCAAGCACATCCATTGGATTTACCCCTTCTGAAGAAAGAGCGGAGATAACTTCAGACTTAACCGCCAAGTCTGCCAGCACTCCAGCACGATCCCTTGGCATCCCGCTGGCTATGCTTTCTGCAATAACTCTCCGCTTTGTATGGAGAACCATATTCGCAAACTCTTTCAGCTTATCTTTTGGAACCCTGCCTTTAGTGTTGGCAGCTAGAGCCTCCATCGCATATCGAGTAATATTCTGATTCTCCAGCATGGCGATTGCTCCTTGGTCAAGCGAAGACAAAACTCGCCCTGTAATCTGCGTCATACCTACAGCCATGTTCACAAAACCAGCGGCATACTCTCCGTTAGCCCACTGCTTCTTGCCTTTATCGAAAAGCTCCCTCAATACATTCTGACCTTGCAGATATTCGACAACATCGTTCAAGTAAATCTGATTCTTGAAAGCGTAAGATGTTTGGTCATACAAAGACCTCATGCTGTCCAAGAATGATTCAAATGCTATTGGAATTCTAACTGGATCGGTGAAAGCGTATTTACCGATGTCAGTCATCATATTCCTAACAGTGAATCCAATCGGAGATGCAATGTTGACAGTTACTGTCGGGATACCCATCAGTGCGTTTCCAACATAATAAGCTCCAAGGGCATCTTTAAATCTTACGGGAAGTTTAGCATCAACGATAATCTTGTTAAGGTCACTCATCGCTTCGCGGCGAGTCACATCGTCGTTATCTGGATTATTGATTATATTGTCTAACTGGACAATTCGCTCAAATTGCTCTTTCGTGAATCCATCCCATCCGTTCTCTTTTGCAATAACGCTTTCAATAGTTTTAGAAGGATCGAGAACACCAGTTCTAATTGCGACTTGAATCTTCTTCAGCGAGTCTTTCGCCATGCGACTGTTTCTTGAAAGATAGTTATTCCAAGGTGCTGATCTTCCTAGAGTTTCTTCAAATGCCTTTTGTTTCGCTGCAACGAATCTCTCGGACAGAATGCTGTCGTATAGTTTAGCGGCAGTCGTAGCGGCATCTCCAGTAAGCCCTGCTTGCTCAAGGTAGCCTTTGATAACTTTCTCTATCCAGCCGGGAGTCTGCTGTTCCTCAAGCGGGGTATTCTTAATGCTCGCAATCATCTCCTTGAGCGAACCTTTCTTGAGAAGAGTTTCCAGCTTCTTCGTTATGTTTCTCTTGGTGCGCTTTTCAATTTTCTCCACATCGGAAGCAACCTCATCTGGAGTTCCAATCGTTGCGTTATCAGCGGCATCTATCGCGCCCGACACAGCATCAACTTGTTCCTTGCTAGGCTTGTTATTCCCAAAAATCTCTGCGGCTGTTCTTTCAGTTTTAGCATCCTGTTCAACCTTAATGGCAGCGTATCCGTCAATATCATATTCCCTAGCAGCTCTCAATGCTCGTCCTGCATCACTTCTGCCTCCAGCATATTTATCTACTGGCATACGATTAACTCTGCGAACCAAATAAGATAACATCCTAGAATCGCCTTGAGCTGCCAACTTTGCAGCATAATTCGTTAGCGATACAGATAACAAACTAGCACCCATCCTAGAATCTGAATTGGTGTCAGCATCCACGACATCGTTAATTTCTCCAGCGAGTTCGTTTGCATTACCAGATTCAATGTCTAGCAATCTCTCAATATAGCTCCACGCATTCTTTGTCGATTCATCAGATACAGTAGTTCCGTCAAAGAACTTGGTTCTCAAGACTTCATTCGTTTGCCTGATGATGCCTTCTGGAGTCGTGATGATGTCAGTCCCGCGATCAGTTCTTCCTGCTACTTGTTCCGTGCGAGGCTCTGCTTCTACCGCCATCATCCGAATATCTGGCGAGGTAGGCTGGAACCTCTCGGATAGCGGGATTAGATTGCCTGCATCGTCGTAGGTGAATGGGTTGGCGGATTTGATTTGATTTGAATTGAAAGCAATCGTGTGAACTGTCCCCTGTTCCATTCCAGCCATAGCCTTGCCGATTCTTTTTTGTGATCCAAAC